CACCTGTGCTTAGATACTATTCAACAAAAACTTAATTTCTGTTAGGTTCTTATATATAAGGACTTTATCAGACATCGAGTTAATACTTTCTAAAATTAAGGATTTATTTTCATCCCAGACATCTCTTAGAGGTGTTACCTCAACATTTACGAAGAAAAGACTTGTTTGTCCACCACTTAATGGTAATGTGGTTTGTCTCTCTACTCTAAAAAATAAATTTTCAAAGATCAAAGGTGTGTCATCATACATTTTCTTTACATCAGGATGATTGCTCAATTCTGGAACTCGATTAATAGTCCACACAAATCGTTCAAAACTTCCCATTGTTGGATCAGACATCACTGATGCAAGCTTACCACTCACTTTTCGCAACTGTTCTCCATCAGCAACAGGTTCATGAATTTCATACAATGATTTGCCAAGTGCTGAGTTCGGCACCCATGAACTAGGAAAACAAAAGCAAATCGCAGCCAAACAACCACGATGCATTATAGCAATATCTTCTTCAAATGACAATGCAAACTCGACAATATCTCCAGTCACTGCTTTGCCAGTAAATGATTCGACTCTTCGAATTAGTTGGTTTGTTACGCAATCGATTGTGAATCCATAAAGATCACTGCCAAACGACTCAAGCTGTTTTACTTTTTCGTTTAGATATTTCACTCTTGGATTTGAATTGAATACTGGGCCTGTGTTTCTACTCATTCGAGGTTGAGTATTGTAAGGCGCTCTAACGATGTGTTCTAAATTATTCATAATGTATGGTAGTAGGTAAGGGTTACGATCCCTTCCGTTTCAGCCCATCTGACCGATCTCCAGGGTTTATAAGGCCCCGCCGCACACCAGTGCTACCTACCAAATTTTATCGATTCGTTGTGTTTCTTTGAACCATGCCACCAAGAACCAGTGCAGCTAGCCATTCTGCTACGCCGTAGTTGATACCTAGTGAGAAAAGTGTATTCAATGACCAAATAATAATCAACGGCCCTAGAATAATCAGAGTAATGATGAATGCCACTAGCAAAAGTTTATTCATATAAATCGTCCAAATCGTCTTCAGCAAAGTTGTTGGGATCAAAATTTTTAAGTCTCTGTTTTACTTTAAGTCTATCTTTCTTGTATTCTTTAATCTGCTTCTTTCGATTCGGGCGTTCATCTTCATCACCATAGAATTCCCGAAAGTTTTTAATTTTCTTATCTTGATTTGACATTTGAATTTTCTTTTTCCCCAACTAGAAGTTCAGGCATCGACTCTTCAATAAGTTTCCTAGTAATGCCTTTGTAAGTAATTTTTTTGTTTTTGATCATTAGAAATAACTGTGCCTCTTCTGGAGACACACTCTCTAACATATCAATAAACATTTTCTCTTTTTGATACTTAGTCAAATTGTTTTGTGTGCCTCGAAGAAAATATCCAACCTTTCTCAACTCCTTAGGCATCCTATTATACCCCCAATTGTCTGGAACGTCAAGAGGTTTGTATGGAGGATCACCTTCTGGCAAATCAAACACCAAATCTTTATGATAGGTTAATTGCAAAACTTTTTTCAAATCAGGCTTTAGATTCGAGATAGCCTTTATCGCACCGCCTCTATCCTTCGCAGGAAGATCAGCGACATGCTTCAGCATCTCTGGCAATGTCATTCTAGAAATATCAATTGGCACTTTAAAACTCCTGTATGTGTTCCATTAAATTACGCATTCTGTTCTTAATGAAAAAGTTAAAAATCTTATCCTTACCGTTTTCTTTAACATTCTCAAACGCATCAAGAATTTTATCCTGATACTCTTGAGGAATCTTTGATAGATCAATCAGACTTTCATTTCTTTTGTAATTCCTCAACATCATAGAATCACAAAAGTCTTCTGGTTCTTGATTGATCCAAATATTTAGTTTTTTCTCTTGAACTGGACGCTGGCGTTCTTCATTTACAAATGTAGAATCCGCAGACAGGATGTTTGGAATGCCGTCACCACGATCACCTCGAATGATATGCTCTTTCAGCATGGCGTTGGCATTTGATGTTCGCAAAAATTTCTTTGCCATTGGACTGTATTGATCAACGTTTGAGAACTTTTGCAATTGCATGAAATCTTTATCACTTGACAGGATCAAAATTCTTTCAGTTGATTCATTGTTCAGATACTTACCATAAGCGTGGCAAATAGTTCCGATGACATCATCAGCCTCGGTTTTGTCTACTTGAATCACTTTATAGGGAAAGTTTTCTTTGATTTCTTCTCGAATTTTGTTTAGAGTTTCGAAGATCAAATTCCAATCGTATGGTGATGCCGCGCGATCTTTCTTTCGGCTTGCCTTGTAGTATGGAAAAATATCTCTGCGCCAATACCCCTTGTCATCCGCGCATATGATAATCTTACCATATGTTTCATGAAACTTGACATTGTACATTCGAATACTATTCAAGACCATGTGACGAATTAGATTTTCGTCAATCTTTTTCACCAGATCAGGCTGCATCATCAAATTAGAAATCATCACCTGATTCAAGTCAATTAAAATCATTTTAAATCCATGTTAAGCAATACGAACAATAATTGTATCAGAATTAATTCTGCCTGTCAATGCAGATTCTTTTGTTGATAGATTTGACAGAAGTTGGCGAAGCTTAACTTTGCCAGCAGCCAAAAGATCGTCTAACGTTTCTTTTGGTTTACGTAAACGTTTGCCGATAGAAATGTCTTCTTTGAAGTTTTGTATTGTGCTGCCTTTCACTGTGAGTCCTCGGGCATCTTCAGCATGATAGACACCAAGAACTTTTGTCTTTACGTTGTATACCCAAATCTGATTTGCGCCGATGATTTTATCAACTGGCACACCTTTCAGGCCAAGGGATTTTTCTTCTGAAAGAAACTTCATCTTCGAAACAAGCTGTGATGCAGGCTTCTCTTTCTTCTTCCTAATCTTACGAATAGGCTTGTTGTCAATCGAAGTTTTATTTGTGATAGAAACAATTGTGTTTAAAAATTCTTTAAGCTTTTTCAAATCAGCCTTACTGAAATTTGAATAGCCCTCTTTAATCTGCGGATCCTTTGACTCAATCACAGAATCAATCTCGGCAGACTTTTGAATGTACCAATCACAAATTTTGTTTAGAACAACCGAACTGAGATTTTTAGACTTAAGGTAGACCTGCATATCAGGAGTATTCTTGAATCGATTGGCAATGCAATCATCAATCACTCCTTCAATGTCACCGATTTCATCTCGGGCCTTGTCACGAATTCGTTCTTGAATGTTTACGGGCTGAACAGTAACTGTCTGAACGACAGGTTTTTGTTTAACCTGAACGGTTTGAATTGTTTTGTATCGTTTGATGAAATAGTCTTTAGTCTTTGCTGATGGTACAAATCCTGCGGTCATCATCCTAGCAATCCAACCAAACTGAACTTCAAAGTTTGATTCGGACACTCCTCGAACAGTCGCAATTTCATCTTTGTCGCGCCCTACATTTTTCATGTAGTCGAGAACAAATTCTTTAGCGTCCTTTTTATCGCAACAATGATTGTACCAATTGAATGCTTTGATGAGAAATTCTTTCTCGCCATTCTTCTCATGATCTTTCCATAATGGTTCAGGTCCGAGCATGGGATCAGCACCAGTAATTTTTTTCATGCTAAACAACTTCTCCAAGAATTCTTTTCAATATTCCAAATCAAAACACTTGATCCGCCAGGGCTTCTTAGTGTGACTTCAATCCTATTTGTCTTCCACATCGATATCAAAAAATCTTTCAGCCATTGAAAGTCTGTAAGGGTTCCCGTCAATGAGACTTTTATTTGTATATAGGTATTCATATAAATCTCTAATACCTCCAATGTGTTTCGTGTTGTAAAATACTTGAGGTACCGTATCTTCACCAGGAAGTAATCTGTTGAATTGCTTCAGTGTAAAGTCTCGGCCCAAAACATAAAAACGATATTCATACCCTAGAGTATACAATAAAAATTCTGCTTTGTCACATGCTTTACTGTCAAGTCTTCCGTAGATGAAAAACATGTTATCGAAACTGCGGAACAACTGGAACAGCGAGAGTGTTTCCAGGGTGATATGGTAAGACTACGGTGTTCCTGTGGCCATTAATTTCATAATGAACAATAAATCGGCGTTCGACAGATTGCACCGGAACTTGAACGTTTTCGCATACAGGATAGTTTTGATATCCGACTATTTGCGGAGCATAGCCTACCACGTGAGGCTGATGATATCCGTAAGGCATAGAAGTTCCATGAGCAACTGCACCACCAATCAACGCGCCGGCGACTCGGGCATCACCAGAGCCACCGATATGCGCGCCGATAAGAACACCAGCAAGGGTTCGAAGCCACGGCTGTTCCCTTACATGATAAGGATGATACCCATGACCATACACAGGAACATTCGAGTAAATCGGTTGACTCTGATTTCTGCAAACCGTCTGAATGTTGTGTCCAACAGTCTGAACGTGTTGAGTTTCACTTACGTGAATAACGTTC